TGCTGGGTTATCGGCTATGAGCGACCAGTTATTTCGAGTAGAGCTGGATGCACAGCCGTTTGATTTTAAAGAGTTACGTCATTGCATCATGATGGAACAAATTAGGGACGCATACTATGAGTCCGAACCGAGAGCATCCCTTCGCTCTTACGTGGAGGAGGGTTCGAAAGACTCTGACGATATACGAATGAGAAACCAGCGGATGCTGAAATATGCTCAGCATTACCGCAATATCCAGTATGAGAACATGGTAAAGAGCTTGGGAGCAGGTCACCCAGATTTACTGCCAGACGATATGGAAGGTATCGAAAATAAGCTGGTTGGGCATAAGATCACTCCCATGCAGTTCTTTGAGCTGTCCACGATGGCGGATTATCCTGTTTTGAAAGCAATTATCAGTAAACGCATCTGCGAGGTAAAGAAGATTTCAAACTCAGAGTTTATCAGCTACATGGAGCAGTATGATCAGCTTACCCACTCCCTGTTGGACAGGCTGGAAGAGGAACGAGTCTTTGCCACCATTGCTCTGTATGTTCTCGAATGGAAATATAATGTAGAACTATTCTATTCCTGCGCTGTGGAAGCAGAAAAACATAAGTGTAAGGAAGTCCGCAAAGAGGATATGATTCTGCTTTGCTGTGATTGTAATGATGTGCTTCGGCTATGCGATTTGCACACTATGATCCATACGCACAACCGCTTTATAAAAAAACGATTGGACTTAGTTCCTTCCCTGTACGATGGTACAGATTTGGAATACTTACGTTTTAAGATTTTTGCTTATCATAATTTGAAGTATGAGGTCAAATGGTCACTCACTGTAAATGATGTGCCGTTTGTCACGATATTCAGAGAGCAGACCACCCCGGCTGATTGGGCGGAGTATCTGCGGCAGCACTATGACATCAAAACTATCTATAAAGAAAAGGAGTGGACACCTGCCAGGATTCGGTATGTGCGTAAGCTGTATGATACCCTGTATCAAAACCAGCCCACCCCTAAATTATGATTTTTCCCGATTTCCGTTCTTAAACGGAGTGCCGGAACTCTGGTACTATAATATCAGCGAAAGGCAATCGGGCTCACATGAAAAAAGTTATGCGGGTTGCACCACGCACCCGCATATATTTTTAAATTCAGTGTAAGCAAGTTAGCTAACAAACTTACGAAAGGAGTGATCCGCGTGGACGCAGTGAGAGATGCCGCTGGGAAACTGGTGTGCATGGTCAATACAGAGGATAAAGCCGTAGAAATCGTGCGGAATGGCATGAGGACAACCATCCAGTTTATGCCGGATGGCACGGTAGCAACGACTTCGGAAAAAGTGATTAAAACAGCATAGCCATCCACAGAGCTGCGAGACGGCCAGGATGAATACCCAGTTTTGGGTGTTCCCTGGCCGTCTTTTTTGTTCCGAAACTTTTTCGCAAAACTTTTTTAAAGCGGAAATTAGGCTTCCGCTTTAACTTCTATCATTTGAATCACAGAACGGACGAAGGGAGGTGAGCAAGTGATGACTGCAACAGAACGGCGAGAAGCCATTTTAGATGTACTGAGCCAGCGGAGACATGACCAGGTCAAAAACTTGGCAGAAGAGTTCGGCGTGACCGAGCGTACCATCCGCACGGATCTCGAAGTCCTCGCTTGCTCATATCCGATTGAAACTGTTCGAGGTCGTTACGGCGGCGGAGTCAAGGTTGCGGATTGGTACCACCGTGACCGTAAGACACTTTCGCCGGAGCAGGTGGACTTGCTTAAGCGTTTGGCTCCTGGACTTGCAGGACAAGACCTTGCGACTTTGAACAGTATCATCAACACCTTCGGCCCGTGCTGCTAACTATTAACCACGGGATACACCCCCGCATGAAATGAAAGGTACGGTGAATTTTTATGGAAAAAGTATTTATTTGTTCCCCGATGAAAGGCGATGTGGAGAAAAATCTCAAGCTCGCCAAGTTTGCGGCTCGTGTGCTGATCGGTAGCGGCTACATCCCGATTGCTCCGCATCTCTACTTCCCGCAGTTTCTTGATGACAATGACCAGTACGAACGTATCAAGGGCATCAAGATGGGCGTGGAGCTGATGAAGGAATGCGACAGGATGTGGATCATCGGCACTAGCATCACCAACGGCATGGAGTACGAAATCAACGAGGCAAAGAAGGCCAAGGTGCCTGCTCTCCTCTATGATGAGAAACTCCGTCAGATTGACCCGGCAACCATTCTCCTGGATGACCGTCTGGATGCTGATTACCGCCGCATCGTGAAGGGTCTCTTGTTTTACCGCTATTAAGGAAAGGATGAAAACACTATGAAAGATGTATTTTTGACCATCGCAGATGGTTTTGAAAAGCTGGCGGCTGGCTACCGTGCTTTGGCACAGGCTGAAGCTCCGGCAGCAGTCACCGCAGATAAGCCTGCCAAAGCAGAAGCAACGGACAAGCCTGCTCCCCAGTATGAAGCCGAGGAGAAGAAAATCACCATCGAGGAAGTCCGTGCTGTGCTGGCGGCGAAGTCCCAGGACGGCAAGCGTAAGGAAGTGAAGGATCTTCTGCTGAAGTATGATTCCGGCAAGCTGTCCGGGGTCAAGCCGGAGGACTACCCGGCATTGCTGGCAGATGCGGAGGCCCTCTAATGGGGGCCCACGCACGGAACTCACCTTCGGCACTGCATCGTACCTTGAATTGTACCCCTTCCCTGGTGCTGGGAGAGCAGTTTGCTGATGAGGAGAGTTCCTACGCCGCTGAAGGTTCTGCCGGACACGCTCTGGCAGAACACCTTATCAAAAAGCACCTGAAACTTCGCACCAAACGCCCAGTGTCGGATTACTACTCGGATGACCTGCTGGAAGCTGTAGATGATTACGTTTCCTTTGTCATCGGTGAGATTGAGGATGCCAAGCGTGAGTGCAAACAGCCTGTTTTTGCAGTGGAGCAGCGTGTCGATATTTCCGACTACGCCACCGACTGCTTCGGTACGGCTGATATGGTCATCGTTACGGATAAGGTCGTTCACATTATTGACCTTAAGCTGGGGCGGGGCGTGGAAGTCAGTGCCGTGGAAAATCCCCAATTGATGGCCTATGGACTCGGAGTGCTGGCAATGGCTGAGATGCTCTACGATGTGGAAACCGTCCGGCTGACGATTTACCAGCCCCGTATCAACAACTACAGTTCCTGGGACATCATCCCCACTGACCTCAAAAAGTGGGGCGAGGAAATTCTGAAGCCCCGTTCCGCTATGGCGATGACTGGAGCCGGAGAGTTCCACGCTGGAAGCTGGTGCCGGTTCTGCAAAGCAAGAAACCAGTGCCGTGCCAGAGCCGAGGAGTTCTTGAAACTGGCACAGATGGAGTTTCGTCAGCCTGCCCTTCTGACCGATGTGGAAATTGCAGAGGTTTTGAAGGTAGCGGATGAACTGGCAAAATGGTCGGCTGATGTTTACGCCTATGCTCAGGATCAGGCCATCGTCCACGGAAAACAGTGGACGGGCTACAAACTGGTGGAAGGTCGGAGCAACCGCAAGTATTCCAGTGATGCCGAGGTTGAGCAAGCCGCCAAGGCCGCTGGGTACACCGACATCTACAAACAGTCGCTCATCGGTGTTACCGAGATGGAGCGTCTGATGGGCAAGAAGGAATTTGCCCGTGTCCTTGGGCAGTATGTGTACAAACCCCAGGGCAAAATCACCCTCGTGCCGGATTCCGACAAGAGAGAAGCAATCACACAATCAACCGCTACGGCGGATTTTCAGGAGGAATAAACCATGAATAATCAGAACAACACCAAAGTTATCGTACCTTGCCGTTTTTCTTATCTGCACTGCTGGGAGCCGGATTCCGTGAATGGCGGCGATCCGAAGTACAGCGTATCTGCCATTGTTTCCAAGAAGGATACCGCTACGGTCAACGCAATCAAGGCAGCTATCGAACAGGCCAAGAAGGACTCCGTTTCTAAGTGGGGCGGTAAGGTTCCGGCTAACCTCAAGCTCCCTCTGCGTGACGGTGATATCGACCGCCCAGATGACGAAGCCTATGCTGGTTGTTACTTCTTCAACGCAAACAGCCGTCAGGCTCCGCAGGTCGTGGACAGCAAAGTTCAGCCTATCCTCGACCAGTCTGAGGTTTACTCCGGCTGCTACGGCAAGATCAGCGTGACCTTCTATGGTTACAACAGCAATGGCAACCGTGGCATCGCCGCTGGTCTGGGCAACATCCAGAAGCTGAAGGATGGCGAGAGCCTGGGCGGTCGCACCTCTGCTGCCGATGACTTCCAGACTGAGGATGATGAGGACTTCCTGTCCTAATCTTCCGGGGAGGACGGTTCTCCGTTCTCCCCATACATATTAAATCCGTCTGTGCTGACGGAACATAGCTTTTCGAGAGGAGTGGTTACATGAGCCTGTTGGCTATCGATATTGAAACTTATTCAGATGTAGACCTGCAGAAGTGCGGTGTCTACGCATACAGCGACAGCCCCAATTTTGAAATCCTGTTGTTTGCCTATGCCTTTGATGAGGAAGAAACACAGATCGTGGATCTGGCCTGTGGAGAGCAGCTGCCACAGCGTGTGCTGGATGCTCTGGAAGATGAGGGCATCGTGAAAACTGCATTCAACGCCGCTTTTGAACGGACGTGTATTTCCAAGTACCTGGGTCACCGCCTTTCTCCGGCATCGTGGCAGTGTACCGCCGTTCAGTCAGCAATGCTGGCACTTCCGCTTTCTCTGGACGGTGTCGGTGAGGTGCTGAACATACAGCGAAAGAAGCTGAAAGAAGGCGTTGATCTAGTGCGGTTCTTCTCCATGCCGTGCAAGCCGACCAAAGTGAACGGCGGTAGGACAAGGAATCGCCCAGAGGACGAGCCTGAGAAGTGGGCACGGTTCAAAACATATTGTATCCGGGACGTGGATGCAGAGCGTGAAATCAGATATAAACTTCGGAACTTCCCGATCCCAGCACAGGAGATGAAGTTCTACCAGATGGACCAGGAGATCAATGACCGTGGCATCCTGGTTGACCAGAAGCTGGCGGCAAATGCTGTTCTCTGCGACAACCAGTACAAAGATGCCGTGACCGCCAGAGCCTATGAGCTGACTGGGCTTTCCAATCCGAATTCCCCAGTCCAGATCAAAGGCTGGCTGGCGGAGCATGGTGTGGAAGCGGAGAAGCTGGACAAGAAAGCGGTCAAAGCCCTCATCGACACCTCAGATGGTGAAGTGTTGGAGGTGTTGAAGCTCCGGCTTTTGATGGCTAAGACCTCCGTGAAGAAATACGAAGCCATCGAGCGTTCGGTCTGCTCAGATGGTCGAGTACACGGACTTCTTCAGTTTTACGGTGCGAATAGAACGGGCAGATGGGCTGGCAGACTGGTGCAAGTTCAGAATCTTCCCCAGAACCATATCGAGGATCTGGAGCTTGCCCGCGACCTCATTAAAAATCAGCAATTCGACTTGGTTGATTTGCTGTACGATTCCACCCCTGGGGTGCTGTCAGAACTGATTCGTACCGCTTTTATTCCGAAACCAGGCTGCCGTTTTATCGTAGCGGACTTCTCCGCAATCGAAGCCAGAGTGCTTGCATGGTTCTCCGGGGAACAGTGGCGGCTCGATACTTTTGCACAGGGTGGGGATATCTACTGTGCATCTGCCAGCCAAATGTTCGGCGTTCCTGTGGTAAAGCACGGTGTGAATGGTCACCTCCGGCAAAAAGGCAAAATCGCTGAACTGGCACTTGGCTATGGTGGTTCTGTGGGGGCATTGACTTCGATGGGTGCCCTAGATATGGGTTTGGAAGAAGATGAGCTGCAACCGCTGGTCAATCAGTGGCGAGGCTCTAATCCTCATATCACGAAGTTCTGGTGGGATGTGGATGCGGCAGCAGTGAAGGCTATTCGGGAAAAGACATCTGTTTCCTATGGAAATCTGTGTTTTTCCTATCGTTCTGGCATCCTATTTGTCACCTTACCATCCGGCAGAAATCTTTCATACATCAAGCCCCGCATGACCATGAATCGTTTCGGACGGGAGAGCCTTTCCTATGAAGGCGTTGGTGAGAGCAAGAAGTGGATGCGGATCGAAACTTATGGGCCAAAGCTGGTCGAGAACATCGTTCAAGCCACGGCGCGAGACCTGCTGGCACTTGCAATGCTGCGGCTGCGTGATGCCGGATTTGCAATTGTGATGCACATCCATGATGAAGCTGTGCTGGAAGTGCCAGAGGGCGTTTCGAGCGTGAACGAGGTCTGCCAGATGATGGCGATTGCCCCAGACTGGGCGGCTGGCCTGCCCCTCCGTGCAGATGGTTATGAATGTGCATTTTACAAAAAAGACTAAGGAGGTACTGCTCATGGGAATCAGCAGGAATAACGGAGAGGGTTACCCCGATCCTACGGCACACATCGCAGTTCGCAATGTGGAAGCCGATGCAAAAAAACTGAAAATCAATTATCCGACTGGGTACATCGAACTGAACTTGGAGCGTTTCTTCCCTTGCCCACAGTCAAAGGCAAAGAAGGTGTTCCGGCTCATCCATCGCTATTGCACCCAGACGGATAAGACCCGCTTGCTGGAGTTCATGACCCGCCGGGTCGCTTACTACGACAGCCGTGAAGCAAATTCTATGAAAAAAGCCGCATCTGACGAACACGCCTACGAGTACAAATATCATATTGCCCAGGCAAAGGCGGCGGCCCGTCAGCGTGAGATGCTCCAGCGGAATATTGACAACTTCAAGGAGGGATTGGAATGAGAATAAGTACAGGTAATTCCCGTATGGATAAAAAATGGAATCTGGTCGATATGGAACTTTCCGAGTTCCGTGACCGTATTTCCACGACCCATCGTACTGCCGAAACGGTCGAGCAGTACCGCAAGCTCAGCAAGGCAAAGCAGGATGACATCAAGGATGTGGGCGGTTTCGTCCTCGGCACCCTCAAAGGCGGACGCCGCAAGAAGGACTGTGTGCTGACCCGTTCTGGTCTTTCGCTGGACATGGACTACGCTACCCCAGACATCATCGACCAGATAGAGATGTTCTTTTCCTTCCATTGCTTTTTCTACAGTACCCATAAGCACACGCCGGAAAAGCCCCGCCTACGATTGGTCATTCCTCTGTCCCGTGAGGTGACTCCAGATGAATACTGTGCGGTAGCCAGAAAAGTGGCAGAGGACATCGGCATCGAGCTGTTCGATGACACCACCTATGAGCCGAGCCGTTTGATGTACTGGCCCAGCACTTCCTCAGATGGCGAGTTCATCTTCCACGAGATGGAGGGCGAACTGTTGAACCCAGACAAGATCCTGGCTCGATACACGGATTGGCACAACTCTGCAGAGTGGCCGGTATCCAAGCGGCAGCAGAGTATCGTTCAGCGTGACATCAAAAAGCAGGCAGATCCGCTTGCCAAGCCCGGAACGGTCGGAGCATTCTGCCGGACTTATTCCATCCAGGATGCCATCGAAACCTTCCTCCCCGATGTCTATAAGCACAGTGCCATGCCGGGGCGTTTCGATTATATTCCGGCAGACTCCCAGGCGGGTGTTGTGGTGTATGAGGACAAGTTCGCATACAGCCATCATGCCACCGACCCCGCTTGCGGCAGATTGATGAACGCCTTTGATGTGGTGCGTATCCACAAGTTTGGTTCTTTGGATGCCAAGGCTGATCCCGATGCCGACCCAGCCAAGTTGCCGTCTTTCAAAGCAATGCAGGAATTCGCCGTGCAGAATGATAAGGTCAAGATCCAGCTTGCCAAGGAGCGTGTACATCTCGCCCAGGCTGAGTTCGAGGAAGAAGTCAGCGATGAGGACTGGCAGACCCTTCTGGAACTGGACAAGCAGGGCAAGGTCAAAGATACCCTGAACAATATTGCTACCATCGTGCGGCACGACCCAAATCTGAAGTCCATCGTGTTTAACGAGTTCAAGAGCAGTATTGATGTGATCGGTGATATTCCCTGGACACAGATAAAACCGGGCTGGGCGGATGCAGATGTGGCAAATGCCAAGCTGTACTTTGAGAAGGTCTATGGCATCTGGTCACCGACCAAATTCAAAGATGCTCTGCTGGCAGTGGTGTCTGCAGAACGGCAGTATCACCCCATCAAGGATTACTTCGCCACCCTCCAGTGGGATGGCGTGGAACGTTTGGACACCTTGCTCATCGACTACCTTGGTGCGGATGATACACCGTATGTCCGTGCGGTCACCAGAAAGACCCTCACAGCAGCAGTTGCCCGTGTGTATGAGCCGGGTGTGAAGTTCGACTCGATCCTCGTACTGAATGGCCCCCAGGGTGTGGGCAAGTCTACCTTCTTCGCCCTGCTAGGTCGGCAGTGGTATTCCGACAGCCTTTCCATCTCTGATATGAAGGACAAGACTGCAGCGGAGAAATTACAAGGCTACTGGATTCTGGAACTGGGTGAGCTGGCCGGTATCAAAAAGGTCGATGTGGAAACGGTGAAATCCTTTGTCACTCGGACAGATGATAAGTTCCGTCAGTCCTACGGCATTGTAGTCGAAAGCCATCCTCGCACCTGCATCATTGTAGGAAGCACCAACTCCGAGGGTGGATTCTTGCGTGACATTACGGGTAACCGCCGCTTCTGGCCGGTTCATGTGACTGGCAAAGGCGCACACCATCCGTGGGAGATGACTGATATCGACCAGATCTGGGCTGAAGCTATCGAGCGTTACCACCAGGGCGAGGAGTTGTTTCTTTCTGGCAGTGTGGCTGCGGAAGCTTATGCCCGTCAGCAGGATGCAATGGAGTCCGATGATCGTGAAGGCATCGTGGCAGACTACCTCGACACTCTTTTGCCGGATGGCTGGGACAAGATGGATCTGTATCAGCGTAGGAGCTTCCTCGGCGGTAGCGAATTTGGCGGTGTTCCGGCTACGGGTACTGTACGCCGTGAGCGTGTCTGCATCATGGAGATTTGGTGCGAGTGCTTTGGCAAGGAACGCCAGAATCTGAAGCGGACAGAATCCTATGAGGTCGAGTCCATTCTGAACAAGATCCCTGGCTGGAAACGCTACGAGGGCAATGCCTCCGGCAAGATGCGTATCCCCGGTTATGGTGTGCAGAAAGCCTTCGTCCGTGTTGCCGAGGAGAAACACGGAAACCCATGATGTGTTTCTGGATGATTCCTACACGGTAGTCAGAAACACAGTGCGGAAACAGGGAAATTGCCACAGCGGTCAGCGAAAAAGCGTGGTTGTTTCCCATGTTTCCTAAAAAGCTCCTTATTGAGAGTGTGTAGATATAAAAGAAGAAAGAAACAGGTGTGTGTATGTACCTGTACGCGCGTAAGAGTTTTTCGCTATCTGGAAACGGCAAAAGGAAACAGGAAAGGAGATGGTCTTTTGCGTGAGAGTTATGTAGAGAGCAAGCTGACCACGGAGGTAAAAAAGCGTGGTGGGCTGGCAGTCAAATTTGTTTCGCCGGGGTTGGATGGGGTGCCTGACCGTTTGGTTCTCTTCCCCGGTGGCAGGTTGGCATTTGTGGAAATGAAGGCACCCGGAAAGAAGATGCGTCCGTTGCAGGTCAAGAGAGCCGAGCAGCTCCGGGCATTAGGATTTTCCGTTTACTGTGTTGATAGACCAGAAATGATTGGAGGTGTTCTGGATGAAATACAAACCGCATAACTACCAGCAGTTCGCCACGGACTTCATTCTGAATCAGAGCATCTGCTGCCTGATGCTGGATATGGGCCTTGGGAAAACGGTCATCACCCTTACGGCTCTGTGGCAGTTAGCACTGGACAGCTTCGATGTGAGCAGAGTTCTGGTGATTGCACCGAAACGAGTAGCTGAAGACACATGGCCGAAGGAACTGGCAAAATGGGAACACCTCACCGGCCTTACCTCCTCCCTGGTCCTGGGTTCTGCAGCAGAACGGAAAGCCGCCCTGCAGAAGAAAGCATTTCTGTATATCATCAACCGTGAAAATGTGGCATGGCTGGTGAAGAACCACTACTGGGATTTCGACATGGTCGTGATCGATGAGCTGTCGAGCTTCAAGTCCAATAAGGCAGAACGGTTCAAGGCCATGAAGAAGGTTCGTCCGATGGTCACCCGCATCGTTGGTCTGACAGGTACACCAGCTCCGAACACACTTCTGGATTTGTGGCCGCAGATGTATCTGATGGATATGGGACAGCGGCTCGGTCGGTTCATCGGGGGTTTCCGTGATCGGTTCTTCCTGCCGGATAAGCGGAACCGGGAAATCATCTACAGCTACAAACCCCGTGAAGGTGCAGAAGATGCAATCTACGCTTTGATTTCAGATATCTGTATTTCTATGAAAGCAGCAGATTATCTGGATATGCCGGAGCGGATCGATAACCGCATCGAGGTTTCCATGAGTCCGAAGGAACGGAAGCTGTACGATGATTTCCAAAAAGATATGGTTCTTTCCATTGGTGATGAGGAACTAGATGCCGCCAACGCCGCAGCGCTTTCAAACAAATTATTGCAGATGGCGAATGGTGCAGTGTACGGCGAGGACAAGACGGTCATCCCCATCCATGACAGAAAGCTGGATGCCCTGGAAGATTTGGTAGAAGCGGCAAACGGCAAGCCTCTTCTGGTGGCGTACTGGTATAAGCACGACCTCCAGCGTATCAAGGCTCGGTTCAAAAATGTTCGGTGCATTGATACGGCAAAGGACATCGATGACTGGAACGCCGGACAAATCCCACTTGCACTGATCCATCCGGCATCGGCGGGTCATGGTCTGAATCTGCAGGATGGAGGTTGCACCATCGTCTGGTTCGGACTTACCTGGTCGCTGGAGCTGTACCAGCAGTTGAATGCAAGACTCTGGCGGCAGGGACAAAAACACACGGTGGTCATCCACCACATTATCACAAAAGGCACCCATGACGAGGATGTCATGCGGGCTTTGGAAAATAAGGATACACGCCAGTCGGCTCTGATCGAGGCGGTTCGGGCGAGAATTGGAGGTTAGGAATGAGCGAAAGGATAGAACAGCTTATCCGTGATTACCCGAAAATGAAAACGGAGCAGCGTTGCCTGTTCCACCAGATTTCTGATTTTCGAGGTATCACGGAGCAGGAAATGATTGATACGATGTATTTCTCCCAGCCGGAGGGTGAACGGGTACAGACCAGCGGCACTGCCAATAAGACCGCCAGCATTGCCCTGAACTACCGGGAACGGATGGATCGTATCAACCAGGAATGGTATGAGCATCTGGAAAAAGAATATCTGGATTTGACGGAGGAGCTTCGCTTTTTCGAGAGTGCGGTCAAATCCGTCAACGGGATGCCCGGAACGGTGCTTTCTGATTTGGTCTTTGGTCAGATGACCTGGGACAAGGTAGCGGAAAAGCATTATATCAGTCGGAGATCGGTCGGCAACTACCGGGCAAAGGCTATTGTGGAACTGGAAAAAATGTATCAGCGTCATGACGATGAGATCGTGGCGTATATGCTGAGTTAAGCGAGGTGGATTACGATGTGTAAGCGTGGAGATATTTATTTCGTAGATTTCGGTCAGAACATAGACACCTGTAAGCAAAGCGGTATCCGTCCGGCGGTCATCGTGAGCAATAACCGTGCAAATGAGCATTCCCCGGTCATCACGGTCGTTCCGCTGACCTCCAAGATTTATAAGAAAAGGATGCTCCCCACCCATGTCTACATCCCGCGAGGTTGTGGAACGGGTCTGCCACAGAACAGTCTGGCTCTGGCCGAACAGGTGGAAACCATCGACAAAAAGTATTTGCTGGAACGGCGAGGTGCCGTGAGCAATGATGTTGTTATGACCAAGCTGACAAAAGCCCTGCAAATCCAGATCGGGGCCGTGGAGCAATACAACTGAGCATGAGCAGTCACTGTAGTAGTGGCTACTTTTCACTGTATTGAAGATACCTGCAGAATATGATATTATGGAAACAGCCAATCTAAGATTACAAGGAGTGGTGTTATGGCTTTTTACACGAAAGCACAAAAATGGTTCAACAAAAACAAAAAAGCGATTATATTAGGTGGAACAGCTCTGTTTTCCGTGGGGTCATATGCAATTTATGCATTACGTGGCAAAGGAAAAATTTCTTTTGAAGATTGGCTGAACGTAGCTCCTACCGAAGAGTTAGATGCCGTTTATGAAAAACTGAGGACAAGTGTGTATCTTAAAACAGGTAATATGCCTTATGAGATGCAGAGAATCAGTCGGGTTTTAGGAGAAAGAGGGGCTAAAGAGTGGTTTGAAAAGCACCCACCAAATCTCGATCCCAATTTCAGATGGACTGATGCGAATAGATGGGAGTAATGCTAAAGCCATGTGAGCATGAGATTTTTCTGTTATGATGAAAAGTTTGCACTGGTCTTGCACTGACTTTTCCATTTCGATGTGTTATTATTATAATCGCCAGAAAAGCAATGAGGGTCTACGGAGTTTTACGTAGGCTCTTTTTTCTTGGTCGGATGCGTCTTTCATCCTTTCACGCATCCGTACATACGAAAGGAGGATTTTTTCTATGATTTTTACGAGTGAACAGGTTTCATGCGGACACCCGGATAAAATCTGCGACCAGATTTCGGATGCCATTGTTACCGCCTGCCTGTCCCATGACAGAAACAGCCGTGTGGCAGCAGAGTGCATGATTAAAGATTATGAGGTCATCATTGCCGGAGAGATCACTTCCAGCTATGAGCCGGACTATAAAGCTCTGGTCACAGAGGTACTTTCACGCATTGGTCTTTCTGATCCGGAAGAGTACCGTGTGACTGTGTATATCAGCAAGCAGAGCCCGGACATCGCTCTTGGTGTCGATGGTAATTCTGGTGCTGGTGACCAGGGTATGATGTTCGGCTATGCGACCGATGAAACTCCAGAGATGTTGCCGATTCCCTATGCGGTAGCGACACACGCTCTTGAGCTTCTGCGTGAGCTGAAATCTCCGTTGCTTTTGCCGGATGCGAAAGCACAGGTTTCCTATGATTATGACACAGGTCGCATTACCGCATTTCTTATCAGCACCCAGCACCGGGAGGACACCAGCGTTATGGATATTCGTCCTCTGGTGCAAGCGGTCATGGAAACTGCCGCCCAGGACTACGATTTGAACACCGACTTCGAGAAACTGGTCAATCCGACCGGCCGTTTCGTGGTCGGTTCTTCTTTTGCAGATTCTGGGCTGACTGGCAGAAAGATTATCGCTGACACCTACGGTGGTATGTGCAGACACGGCGGCGGTGCGTTCTCCGGCAAAGACCCTACCAAGGTCGATAGGAGCGGAGCGTACATGGCAAGGAAAATTGCAAAGGACCTTGTCCGTTCTGGATTGGCCCGTAAGTGCGAGGTGCAGTTGGCATACGCCATCGGCGTGGCTGAACCTGTGTCTGTAGCAGTCGAGTGCTTTGGTACAGAGCGTGTATCCCTTGGTGAGATCAGGGACTGGATCAGAGCAAACTATGATTTGACTCCGGCTGGCATTATCAAGGAGCTGGGCTTGCTTGATGTGGATTACAACCAGGTCAGTGCCTACGGACACTTCGGCAAGGCTGGTCTTCCCTGGGAGGAGTGACCATGCCGCATCGTCCGAACACACCATGCAAGCACCCCGGCTGTGCAAGACTCGTTCCCTACGGTACGATGTACTGCGAGGAACACAAAGCCCTGCACCCTGAAACGACACGACCCGCTGGCAAGCGTGGGTACGGCAGCAGATGGCGGAGGGAGAGCAAAGCCTTCCTCCAAGCACACCCGTTGTGTGTCCGTTGCCTTGCCAGTGGTAAGTATGTTCGTGCCACGGTGGTTGACCATATCGTTCCCCATCGCGGTGACCAGAAACTGTTCTGGGATCGGAGCAATTGGCAACCGCTCTGCAAGCACTGCCATGATACCAAGACCATGACAGAAGATCGATACCAGGAGTTCCGCTACTGATTGCACACCACCCTTGCACCCCAGGGGCGGGTCAAATCTCTGTTATCGGGGTGCGGAAAGACCGGTGCCCCCTCAAGCGTGTAAAATCGCAGAATTTAACAGGGGGGATACCCCAGCACCACAGAATGGAACCGAAAATTTCATAAAAAATAGCGAAAGCACCGAGAACCCCTATCCTTTTCCGGCTGGGTGGTAGCGGTGCTTTTGCTGATTTGTTTGCTATTTGGCTGTAAAACCCTACTGGAAACAGTGGTTTTATGGTCTTTTTTTAACTCACTTTTTAGCGAAAGGATGTGAAGCAATGACTGAATTTCAGGCAAAACAGATCCGTGACCTGCGACTTCGCGGCACAGGCTACCGAGCCATTGCTTCGGTTGTCGGTCTTTCCCGTGACATCGTCCGCAACTACTGCAAGAGCCACGGGCTGGATGGTTTCGCTACGGAACTTACCCTCAATATGAAAGAGCAGATGGAAGCCGGAACAGCGTGTCAGTGCTGCGGTAAGGAAATCAAACAGCCTGCCACCGGCCGGAAGAGAAAATTCTGCTCAGATGAATGCAGAAGGAATTGGTGGGCGGCGCATCAGGCTGATATCAACCGAAAGCCAACCGCCTACTACGAAAGGCAGTGTGCCTACTGTGGCAAAACATTTACTGCCTATGGCAACCGAAACAGAAAATATTGCTCCCATGCCTGTTATGTCCGTGACAGGTTCTGGAGAGAGGAAGATGGCAGAGAGCCGTATGAAAGCCCTGCCGTGACAGAGGAGGAAAACGCATGAGCATGGAATGGAAAACTCTGTCGGTGGATGCACTCCGTCCGGCAGCTTACAATCCCCGCAAGAAACTCAAACCCAGCGATAAGGAATATGAGAAGATCAAGAACTCCATCCAGGAGTTTGGCTATGTGGAGCCGATCATCGTCAATTACGATATGACGGTCATCGGTGGTCACCAGCGTCTGACCGTCCTCAAGGATCTGGGCTATACCGAAGTCCAGTGTGTGATGGTTCACATCGAGGACGAAAATAAGGTAAAGGCCCTGAATATCGCCCTCAATAAAATCACGGGTGCCTGGAACGAACAGCTCTTGGCTGACCTCATCGTGGATTTGCAGTCTGCGGATTTCAACACGGACTTTACTGGTTTTGAAGCCCCGGAAATCGAGCAGCTCTTTTCCAAGGTACACAACAAGGAAATTAAAGAGGACGATTTCGATGTGGATGCAGAGCTGCAGAAGCCTACGATGTCCAAGGCCGGAGATATCTGGCTCCTTGGTCGGCATCGCCTGGTCTGCGGCGATTCCACTTTGCCGGAAACCTACACCACGCTGATGGAAGACCGCCGGGCCAACCTTGTTCTGACGGACCCGCCCTACAATGTAAATGTGGAGGAAACCGCTGGGAAGATCAAGAACGACAATATGTCCGATGAGGATTTCTACAAATTCCTGTTCGCCATGTTTGTAAATGTGGAGCAGAACATGGAAGCGGATGCGAGTATCTATGTGTTCCATGCGGACTCCAAGGGACTGATCTTCCGGCAGGCGTTCCACGATGCTGGGTTCTATCTGTCCGGCTGCTGTATCTGGAAGAAGAACGCCCTGGTTCTTGGTCGTTCTCCGTATCAGTGGCAGCACGAGCCGTGCCTGTTTGGTTGGAAGCTCGGCGGCAAGCACCAGTGGTATGCCGACCGCAAGCAGACCACCATCTGGGAGTATGACCGTCCGAAATCTTCTAAGGAGCATCCGACCATGAAGCCTGTTGCTCTGATGGCGTACCCCATCCAGAACTCCAGCATGAGCAACTGCATCGTGCTTGACCCGTTCCTCGGTTCCGGCTCCACACTCATGGCCTGCGAGGAAACGAACCGCATCTGTTACGGCATCGAACTGGATGAGAAGTTTGTGGATGTCATCGTCAACCGCTATATCGAAGCGGTCGGCTCTTCTGACGGTGTATTTGTGATCCGTGATGGTAACAAGCTGCCGTATGCGGAGGTGACTATCCATGAATAAGGATCTGACTCTTGGCAGTCTGTTTGATGGCTCTGGTGGGTTCCCGCTCGGCGGATTGCTCTCCGGCATTACGCCGCTGTGGGCATCCGAGGTCGAGCCGTTCCCCATCCGGGTGACCACCAAACGCCTGCCCTTTATGAAACACTATGGTGATATCTCCGGCATGAACGGCGGTGAGATTGAGCCTGTCGATATTATCACCTTCGGCTCTCCCTGCACGGATATGTCCATTGCTGGCAAGAGAGCCGGACTGGATGGTAAGCAATCCAGCCTGTTCTATCAGGCAATCCGAATCATAAAAGAAATGAGGTGTGCGACCAATGGAGAATATCCACGATTTATCGTGTGGGAGAATGTCCCAGGGGCTTTCTCCTCAAACAAAGGCGAGGACTTCAAAGCAGTCCTCGAAGCAGTCATCGGCGTTGTCTGTCCGGGAACCGAGGTGCCTATGCCTGAAAAGAACCGATGGCCCTACGCCGACCTATACATGGGAGAGGGATGGAGCCTTGCATACCGAACTCTCGATGCTCAATACTGGGGAGTCCCCCAGCGAAGACGCCGCATCTTCCTTGTCGCAGATCTTGCTGGCGGGTGTGCCGGAAAAGTATTATTTGAGTCCGAAGGCGTGTCAGGGTATTCTGCGGAGAGCTTCCGTGCGTGGCAAAGAACTGCCAGAGGTGCTTCGCCTTGCTCTGGAAAGACAGGCGAACGCTGCGGAAACGGCATCGTCCTAAACGACCAGGGCGGCAACCGCATGGATGTGACTCATGGGGTCACCTGCACCCTCCGGGCTGAATCCCACCATCCGCCGCTTGTGTTCGAGAACCATTCACAGGACACACGGTATAAGGGACCACTGGAAACTGCACAGACAGTTTCGGCTACCTATGGAATGGGCGGCAACAACCAGCCCTTTGTGGTGGAAACGCCCAAGACCCTTAAGATCCGCAGTGGTTGTGAGGGCGGTGGCAAAGGTGCGCTCATCCAGGAGGACAAGTCAGCGACCCTTTCCTGCAATAACGACCAGGCAGTGTTCATTCCGAGGGCTTTCGGTATCTGCTCCGACCAGAGTAATTCCATGCTTTCGGATAATCCCCACAGTGGGATTTATGAAGCGGATACTTCCCGGACGCTGGATCGAGCTTGTGGCAATCCATCCTGTAACCAGGGCGGCATCGCCATCGTGGAAAGCTATGCCCTGCAGGGTTCCATGATCGGCAGAACAGAAAAGAACGGTCCCCAGGGGGACGGCATCAATAAGGATGTTTCGTTTACTCTGAATACTGCAGACCGCCACGCTGTCTATGCTATGACCACAGGTTACTACACCCAGGTCACCAAGGATACTTCCCCAACCTTGCTCTCCAGAGATTATAAGGATGCCCCGGTCGTGTCCGGCAGCGAGGATGAACCACCTGTGTTCTTCGTCCGCCGCCTGACTCCGACCGAGTGTGCCAGATTACAGGGCTTTGCGGACTGGTGGTGTTTCGACCTCGGAACGCCGGAGCCTACAGAGTCTGACATCGAAACATGGACGGAAATCTGGGAAACGCATCGCAGGGTTATGGGTAGCAGTACGAAACCCAAGACCAGAAACCAGATCATCAAATGGCTGAAAGCTCCCCATGCCGATGCCGCAGAGTATAAGATGTGGGGCAATGGCGTGGCTCTTTCCTGTGTGTTTTTCGTGCTTTCCGGCATCGCATGGGTGCTGAACGGCAACGAAAAATATAGATGATAAAGATCGCTCGATTTGCTTGACTTATATGCCCTTCAGAGTGATTAATGTACTACCCAAAGCAAAGGAGGCATACATTATGCGAATTGAAACAGTATCATCTGACAGAAAAGCAATGGCGAAAGCCATCGCAGAGTATTCCGGCAAGGAACTCCGCTACATGGGACCACCGAGCTTCGCTTATGCAGTCGGTCCCTACCTCATTGACCGGGACGGAGTCATCACTTCCGAAACAGAAGAGGAAAACGCAGAGTTCCGGGCATTTCTGGAGGAGAAAGGCTTTGTAGAGCCGACCATTGAGTATCTGAACATCAACCTCCCCATCGAGGATATGGATGGTGTCCAGCTCAAGAATCTGGTATTCATGCTCCACAGCAAGCAGTACCTTCTGAACAAGGCAACTGGTCGGGCTGGTGTGGCGGTCAGCGAGGGGCTGGTGGCGGCTTTGCAGGACAATCCGCCAACCACTAAGGACGAGTTCCTCAGCCTTTTCTGGGCGAACCTGGGCGAAACCAGGGGCATCAGCTTTTCCGACACGGCGGTGATTCTTATCTTTCCGCTTCCCAATGACTCGGAGCGTAGCAAAGCCTACACGGATCTGGCAGCGGCGATGCTTGCCAAGGCCAAGGAAGCCAAACGAGTCAGTCCTGCCGAGCAGAAGCCGGAGAATGAAAAATACTATTTCCGCATCTGGCTCATCCAGCTTGGCTTGGGCGGCAAGGATAGCAAAGACACCCGCAAGGTTCTGATGGAGAAGTTAGTCGGTCATTCTGCTTTCCGCACCGATGAGGAAGCGGAAAAATTCAAAGCCGACCAGAAGGCAAAACGGGCGGCTGCAAAGGCTGCAAAGGCGGAGGTCGAAGAGGACTAAAACGCCATAATGTACACAGTTTTCGCTCTGAATGATTGTGTACATTATGCCCCGTTATTAACTTGATAATATGTGCTTATAGAGCGAATATGTGACTACCGAAAGGGAAAACAAACACGCAAAGGACGGTACATATTATGAACGAAAAGACCAGAACCCAGATTGAAGAAATGAAAAAGCAGACCATCGGTGTTGAGGTGGAGATGTACAACATCACACGGGAGCAGGCTTGCAAGACCATCGCAACCTACTTCCACACCGAAGACACGGTTCGCTACCTTGGCGGAGCTTACAAGGCTTGGAGCTGCAAAGACAACCAGGGTCGCACATGGAAAATCACACGGGATTCCAGCATCCAGGCACAGCACGATGATGAGCGAACAGAAATGGGAACTCCGATTCTCCGCTACGATGACATCGAGGACTTGCAGGAAATCCTCCGCCAGCTCCGGCACAAGGGTGCAAAAAGCGACCCAGCCCATATGTGCGGAGTCCACATCCACATTGGACTGGATGACCACACACCGAACAGCCTGCGGAATCTGGCAAACATCATGGCAAGCCATGAGAGCTTTCTGATTTCTGCCCTCCGGCTTGACCGCAACCGCATCAGCAACTACTGCCGGACGGTTGACCCGGATTTTATTGGAAGGCTGAACAGCCGCAAGCCGAAGACGATGGAAGATTTGGCGGATATCTGGTACGCCAACAACCGCTACGAAAACCGAAACGCCCATTACAACCACAGCCGATACAGAATGCTGAATTACCATGCTTGCTTCACCCACGGTACCATCGAATTCCGATGCTTCCAATTTGCCAATGCGGATGGCAAGCGCAGGGGTGGGCTTCACGCCGGAGAGCTGAAAAGCTACATCCAGCTTTGCCTTGCACTGAGCCAGATGGCAAAGACGGTAAAAAGTGCAAGCCCAAAAGAGCCGCAGGTCGAGAATCCGAAATACGCTATGCGGACTTGGCTTCTCCGGCTGGGATTCATTGGCGAGGAATTTGCCACGGCGAGAGAAATTCTGACACGCAACCTGGACGGTGACACAGCTTTCCGTCACGGACGCGCCGCTTGAAGGACTTAGCCTCAGGCCCCCTTCTGACCGCTTCGGCGGTCTTAAGGTGGTAGGAGGGTAAGCCCTTCAGAAAGGATGGAAACGAAATGAGCAAATACTACTTAGCCTACGGCAGCAACCTGTCAGTAGCACAAATGGCCCAGCGTTGCCTCGATGCAGTCTATGTTGGAACGGCAGTGCTGACCGACTACCGGCTCCTGTTCAAAGGAAGCCAGAGTGGAAACTACCTCACGGTAGAGCCGAAAAAGGGATATACGGTTCCCTTGCTGGTCTGGAAGATCAGCGAACGGGATGAATCCTGGCTTGACCGCTACGAGGGGTATCCTGACTTCTATGAGAAAAAGACGATCACGGTCGAGATGCACTCCTTGGTTGATGGTGAGAAAATCACCAAAGTCGATGCCCTCATTTATATCATGCAGGGCAAGCGCAAGCTGGGGTGTCCTCGGCAGCGTTACTTCGACACCTGCCTGGAAGGTTATCATCGTTTCGGCTTTGATGACCGTATTCTCAAACAGGCAGTAGCAGACAGCGCCGATGCTTGGCAGGCAGACAAATTCATGAAGGGGGCGGATAGGTATGATGCGATTTATAACCACTGAGCAGTTGGCAGACCTTCGCCACCGCTACCCTGTGGGATGCCGTGTCCGGCTTCTGGAAATGGACGATCAACAGGCCCCACCCGTCGGCACCTGCGGCACGGTGACAGGGGTCGATGATACCGGCTCCATCATGGTGGCTTGGGACAACGGCGGCAGTCTGAATGTCCTGTATGGCATCGACCGTTGCCAGAAGATCTAAGGGTCACGGAGCCATAAAATACACAGATTTCTGCTTGAATGTTTGTGTACATTATGGCTCCGATATTCCTGGATATATGTGTGTTTCAGAGGTAATATGCTACTACCGAAAGGGAAAAACACACAAAATGGAGGATACCACCATGAAGAACATTTTTGAAGAAATCTACCAGCAGGAAACCGAGCTGAAAAAGGAGGATGATGCCGCTGATGATGCTGGCAAGGACAGCATCCGAGCCGAACACAAAGCCCTTATGGAACGCATTGCCAGCCTTGGCGGTGCCGCACCTCGCATCTGGCGAGAGTACGACAAAGCCAGAGAGAATGGCAACGAACTCCTGGACATCAACGATGTTGTCTGGGACAAGGATGTGGAACTGCTGGTCACCACCCTGCGAAAGTACGGTATTGAGAAATTCACCTTTTCTTCCGGCTGGAGCAGTGCGGTTGATACCGCATGGCTTTTCCAGCAGAACGGCTGCAAGCTGGAGGGGCTGGTTGAAATCAGCGGCAACATGGACTACCTCAAGGGAGAACATGAAAAGCTGCACGGCTACCTTTTCAGCGTAAACTAAGCTGATAGCACCAAAGAGCCGGTCGGCTCTTTTGGCCGTTATGGGTACGATCTACCCGATTTTTCTTGCTGATATTTGTGTACTATATGATGCCGGATTCCCTGGATATATGTGTGTTTTAGAGTTAATATGCTACTACCGAAAGGGAAAACACCAGAAAAGCGGAGGAAAGCATTATGTGGAGCAAAGGAACGATTGGAGTACCCCAGAAGGACGGCAGTTACATCGCTTGCAAGTATTGGGTCAAGCACTACGAAGAAGGCAGCGAGTGGGGCATCGATGAGGGACGGATTTCCAAGCTGGAGATTCGCATCAACGGCAAGATTACCGCCAACTACGACAGGGGCTGGGACATCGATCCGGAAGATGAAACCACCCAGACCGCCCTTGCAATCCTGCTGAAAGAGTACAACTAAACAGCAGAGAACAGCACCCGAAAGGGTCTGTTTCTCGTATACGGATATTTACAGGACTCAGAAATGGGTCTTTTTTTGTTGCCATTTTTGCGAAAGGAGGTGGAGCCGATGGCACAGAGAGGAAGAAAACCAAAGCCGACCGCACTGAAGGTTCTGGAGGGCAATCCTGGCGGCAGACCGCTCAATCCCAATGAGCCGAAGCCCGCAAAGAAAGCCCCTCGTTGCCCGTCCTGGCTGGAAGATGAAGCCAAGAAGGAATGGAAGCGTATGGGCAAAACGCTGGAGCAGATGGGTCTACTGACCGAAATGGATATGGCGGCGTTTGCCGGATACTGTCAGGCATACGCCCGTTGGAAGGAAGCGGAGGAGTTCATCAGCCAGCACGGTACGATGGTGCGTACTCCCAACGGCTACCTCCAACAGGTACCGCAGGTGTCCATCGCCCAGACAAATATGAAAATAATGCTGAAGTTCTGTGAGCAGTTTGGTCTGACACCCTCTGCCCGGAGCCGTATCGTTGGCGGTGAGGGTAACACCGATCCTACCGATGAGATGGAAGCTCTGCTGGGAGGTGATTCGTGATGGCGTTCCAATACACCCCCTCCCCATTCATGCTCCCGACTTCCCATTATGATAAAAAGAAAGCCGACCGAGCCGTTACCTTCATCCAGAACCTCTGCCACACCAAGGGCAAGTGGGCTGGGCAGAAGTTCTTGCTCCTTCCCTGGCAGGAGCAGATCGTCCGGGATATTTTCGGCATTGTCCGCGCGGATGGCAAGCGGCAGTTCCTTACCGCCTATGTCGAAATTCCGAAGAAACAGGGCAAGTCCGAGCTGGCTGCGGCGATTGCCCTTTATCTGCTATATGCAGATGGAGAAGCAAGTGCTGAAGTCTACGGTGCTGCGTGTGACCGAAACCAGGCATCCATCGTTTTCGATGTGGCAAAGCAGATGGTTCAGATGTCCCCAGCACTGATGAAGCGGTCGAAGATCACCGCTGCCACCAAGCGTATCGTCAACTACAGCAACGCTGGATTTTACCAGGTGCTTTCTGCTGAAACAGGTACCAAGCATGGCCTGAATGTATCGGGTCTGGTATTTGATGAGATACACGCCCAGCCGAACCGTAAGCTCTACGATGTCCTTACCAAAGGTTCCGGCGATGCCCGTGAACAGCCACTGTTCTTCATCATTACTACGGCCGGTACGGATAAGCAGAGTATCTGCTATGAATTACACACCAAAGCCCTGGACATCAAGAATGGTCGGAAGAAGGATGCTACCTTCTACCCGGTCGTGTATGGCTTGGCGGAGGGCGATGACTGGAATGATGAAGCGAACTGGTACAAGGCCAATCCTTCCCTCGGACACACCATTTCAGTGGAACGAGTACGGGAAGCCTACAAGAATGCTCTGGAAAATCCTGCAGAAGAGAATGTTTTCAAACAGCTCCGCTTGAATATGTGGACGAACTCCACGGTGGTCTGGATTCCAGAGCATATTTACGATCGTGGAAAGCTACCCATTGATGTGGAGGCTCTGGAGGGGCGTGACTGCTATGCGGGTCTTGACCTTTCCAGCACTTCGGATATTACCGCTTTTGTTCTGGTCTTTCCACCCAGGACAGAGGATGAGAAGTACATCGTACTTCCGTTTTTCTGGTTGCCGGAGGAAACGCTGGAGCTTCGCTGTCGGCGTGACCATGTGCTGTACGATGTCTGGAAACGCCAAGGGTACATCAACACTACCGAGGGCAATGTGATCCACTATGGATTCATCGAGCAGTTCATCATGGATCTGGGTACACACTACCACATCAAGGAGATTGCCTATGACCGATGGAATGCGACCCAGATGGTGCAGAACCTTGAGGACGAAGGCTTTCTGATGGTTCCTTTCGGGCAGGGCTTTAAGGATATGTCCCCGCCGTCCAAGGAACTGTACAAGCTGCTGATGGAGGGAAATATCGTTCATGGCGGCAATCCTGTTTTGAAATGGATGGCACAGAATGTGGTCATGCGTCAGGACCCAGCGGGTAACATCAAGCCGGACAAGGAACGCTCTGTGGAAAAGATCGATGGTATCGTTGCCCTCATCATGGGGCTTGACCGTTGTATCCGAAACGGTGGTACTTCCGGCAGTGTTTATGACGAGCGCGGCATCATCAGTTTTTAGTGAGTGCAGATACCCATTCCAGAAATGGAGTGCGGTTATCTGGCATGGAACGCCCAGGACCATACCAGTGGTTTGTTACCACGAAAGTTCGCCCCTCTGCGGTGATGCGGTTCTGGTAGTAACGCCGCTTGTTTCCCACATGGCAAAGCGACCGCAGTTTTTCATCCGAGCATTCATTTGGAACTTCTAGCAGTACGGGAAAATGACTGCTGTGGAATAGGTTGTGGCACACACCTGAATTGGTCATGGTAGCAAGTGCTGTTGTGTTCAGTTTTCCAGCCTTCTTTAGCTCGTCCAGGCAGGCAAAAGCAAATTCTTTATTGTCCATATCTTCAAAGTTTTTCATCTTGGAATCCTCCGATTTATCGTTTGATTTCATTGTATCAGAAACTTTGCAGTATGTATTTAACCGCCGAAAAATCATATAGCGGCTGCATAACCGACCACGGTTATACATCGCTTCTGACGGTGCATCATCAAATGTGATCAAGGAGGGATTGATATGGGTATCCTCAGTGGCCTGTTCCGTTCCAGGGCTGGCCCCACCAACCGAACCAGTGGAAGTGCGTATAGCTTCTTCCTGGGAACAGCGACTTCTGGCAAGAGAGTCAATGAACGCTCTGCCATGCAAATGACAGCGGTGTATTCCTGTGTACGAATTTTATCGGAAGCAGTAGCAAGCCTGCCTGTTCATATCTACAAATACAACGACAGCGGTGGTAAGGAGAAAGCTCTTGACCATCCGCTGTATTTTTTACTCCATGATGAGCCGAACCCGGAAATGACATCATTTGCGTTCAGGGAAACGCTTATGACGCACTTGCTTCTCTGGGGCAACGCATACGCACAGATCATCCGCAACGGCAAGAATGAGATCATCGGTCTATACCCGCTGATGCCTGACCGAATGACGGTTGACCGAGATGAGAACGGTAAGCTCTACTACGAGTACCAGCTTAGTTCCGATGATGCCCATACCATGAAAGGCAGCACGGTCGTTCTTCAGCCAAAGGATGTCCTTCACATTCCTGGTCTGGGGTTTGATGGTCTGGTTGGATACAGCCCGATTGCAATGGCGAAGAACGCTATCGGTCTTGCCATCGCTGCAGAGGAATATGGCAGTAAGTTCTACGCCAATGGTGCTGCCCCCAGCGGTGTGTTAGAACATCCGGGTGTGCTGAAAGACCCTGGCAAGGTACGAGAGAGCTGGAATGCGACCTTCGGCGGTAGTGCCAATTCTAACAAGGTGGCGGTGCTGGAGGAAGGCATGAAATACACGCCTATCTCCATCTCGCCCAACGAAGCACAGTTCCTCGAAACCCGAAAATTTCAGATCAATGAGATAGCTCGAATTTTCCGAGTGCCGCCGCACATGGTCGGTGACCTGGAAAAGTCGAGCTTTTCTAATATTGAGCAGCAGTCGCTGGAGTTCGTGAAATATACACTGGACCCCTGGGTTTCCCGATGGGAGCAGAACATGATGCGTTCTCTGTTGACTGCAGAAGAGAAGTCCACCTACTTTATCAAGTTCAATGTGGATGGTCTGCTCCGTGGTGATTACCAGAGCCGTATGAACGGCTACGCCATCGGTCGACAGAACGGCTGGATGTCTGCAAACGACATCCGTGAACTTGAAAATCTCGACCGCATCCCCGCCGAACTCGGTGGTGATCTGTACCTTATCAACGGCAACATGACCAAGCTGGAGGATGCGGGTATCTTCGCAGCGAACGGAAAGGAGGAAAATTCCGATGAAAACAAAGAAGTTCTGGAACTGGACGAACCAGGAACAGACGGAAACGACTCCGGCACAGAGGATTCTGACTCTGAACGGAACCATCGCAGAGGAAAGTTGGTTTGATGATGATGTCACGCCCCAGCTTTTCAAAGAGGATCTAATGGCTGGCACGGGTGATGTGACCGTCTGGATCAACAGTCCCGGCGGTGACTGCATTGCCGCCGCACAGATCTACACCATGCTCAAGGAGTATCCGGGCAAGGTAACGGTGAAGATTGATGGCATGGCGGCATCTGCTGCATCCGTTGTGGCAATGGCTGGTGACTCGGTTCTCATGTCCCCGGTATCCATGATGATGATTCACAATCCGGCAACGGGTGCATGGGGTGACTACACCGCTATGGAGCAGGCCATTGCCATGCTGGACGAGGTGAAGGAGTCCATCCTCAACGCCTATGTTATCAAAAGTGGTCAGTCCCGTGCCAAGCTGTCCCACCTCATGGATGCAGAAACCTGGATGAATGCCAATAAAGCTGTAGAGCTTGGGCTTGCAGATGGCATCTTGGGTCAGAGTGATACGGAACCCACGGATGATAAAGCTGTGGATGCCTCGGTTGCATCTGTCTTGTTTTCCAGTAAGAGCGTAGAAAACGCGCTTATGAACAAGATGGCCGTGAAGTATGGCAAGCCCAAGACTGCCGCTGAACAAGCGCACATCCCCAATCCGAAAGACGTTCCCGAAGATGATGGTGTATCTACCACCGATCTCCGAGAACGTCTTACTGTTTACGAAAAAATGATTTAATGGAGGTACTCAAAATGACTATTTCTGAAATGCTGAAAAACCGTGCTGACCTGCTGGGTCAGATGCGTCAGTTCCTGGACACTCACGAGGACAAGCAGGGCAAGCTGTCCGCAGAGGATCACACCACCTATCAGAACATGGAGACGGAGTTCGATTCTCTGACCGAAGCCATCAACCGTGCCCAGCGTATTGAGCAGCGTGAGGCTGAACTGGCGAAGCCCGTCAACAGCCCTATCACTGGAAAGCCTTATACGGCCACATCCACTGGTGAGGAGAAGAAGGGCCGTGCGTCCGATGCCTATAAACAGGCCATGCTCACCGCTATGCGTACCAACTTCCGCCAGGTATCCAATCTTCTGCAGGAAGGCGTGGATGCAGATGGTGGTTATCTGGTTCCCGAAGAGTATGACCGCCGTCTGATTGATGTGCTGAATGAGGAGAACATCATGCGTGGTCTTGCAACCCACATCACCACCTCCGGCCAGCACAAGATCAACATTGCCGCCACCAAGCCTGCCGCTGCATGGATTGAGGAGGGCGGTGCACTGACCTTCGGTGATGCCACCTTCGATCAGACCTTCCTGGATGCGTTCAAGCTGCACGTTGCCATCAAGGTTACGGAGGAGCTGCTCTATGACAACGCTTTCAATCTGGAAAGCTATATCATCACCGAGTTCGGCAAGGCTCTGGCCAATGCGGAAGAAGATGCATTCCTCAACGGTGACGGTACTGGCAAGCCGACTGGTATCTTTGATGCGAACAAGGGCGGTCATCTGTTCAAGACTCTGACCGCAACTATCAAGTCCGATGATATGCTCGACCTTGCCTACGGTCTGAAGCGTCCTTACCGCAAGAACGCATCCTTCATCATGAACGATGCAACCCTTGCCCAGCTCCGCAAGCTGAAGGACAACAACGGTGCGTATATCTGGCAGCCGTCTTATCAGCAGGGTGAGCCTGACCGTTTGCTCGGCTACAGCGTCCGCACCTCTGCCTATGCCCCGACCGATGCCATCGCCTTTGGTGATTACAAGTATTACAACATCGGTGACCGTGGTACCCGTTCCTTTAAGCAGCTCAATGAGCTGTTCGCTGGCAACGGTATGATTGGCTTTGTTGCTAAGGAGCGCGTGGACGGTAAGCTGATCCTGCCGGAAGCTGTGCAGGTCATGAAGCTGTCTGAAAAATGATCCTCTGGGGTGGTGTCTTGTGGCATCACCCCTACATTTATGGAGAGGCGGTGATTTATGTGGTTTCATTGAAGGATGCGAAACAATACCTCCGGGTTGATTACAATGACGATGACAAGCTGATAGAGAACATCTTAACCGCCGCAAAAAAGCTGTGCATGGATGTACTGATGACATCGGATATTGCCGTACTGAATAACTCTGCCCTTGGTGATGTAGCAATCCTATATGCAGCCGCCTATATGTACGAACACCGAGAAGAAGCAGACTATCACGATTTGGCACTTACGCTTCGGGGCTTGTTAGGTGGAAGCCGAAAGGAGGTCTTCTGATGGAGATTTCCAAGATGCGTTCCCGCATCACTATTCAGAAAAATATCGTAGAAACGGATACCATTGGCAATCATACGGCAGTCTGGAAAGAGTATTATTCCTGTTATGCCTATGCGAATCTTGCCACTGGTAAGACAGCCGGACAGGAGCAGGAAGTTGCAGGACAGACCGTAGCTTCGGATAGCTATACTTTCATGGTGCGTTATTGTGCGGCACTCAAGGATATGGACAGCGATCATTACCGTATTCTGTTTGAGGGCGGTATTTACAACATTACACTTGTGGATGATTTTCAGTTCCGACACGAAACGCTGAAGCTGACTGCCACCAAGGTTCGGAGGTGATGGAATGGGTAGGAGTGTGCCTGTTGACGGTCTGGCAGATGCTATCGTGGAAGGTCTGGAGGAATATGCAGACCTTGCTACTGACACGATGAAGAAAGCCGTGCGGCACTCTGCCAAGACCGTAAAAGATGAAATCGAAGCCCATGCTCCGAAAGACACTGGGGCCTACAGCAAGAGTTGGCGGGCATCAAAGCAGACGGAAACCTCCACTAAGCTGGAGATGACCGTTCATTCTGCCAATCGCTATCAGATTGCCCATCTGCTGGAACACGGTCATGCCAAGCGTGGCGGTGGTCGGGTTGCCGCAAGGCCACATATCGCTGCTGCCGAAGAAAAAGGCATCCGTGACCTGGAAGATAGGATTAAGGAGGGACTGTCTGGATGAGCTGTGAAGAAGTAGTAGCAATGGTCACTGAGATGGGTCTTCCCCATGCGTATGACCATTTTGCCGAGGGAGAGTCACCAGACCCTCCTTTTTTGATTTTTCTGTATCCGGGTTCGGATAACTTTGCCGCAGATGGCATCGTGTACTTTGCTATTTCCCGGCTGAATCTGGAGCTATACACGGATAAGAAAGATCCGCCACTGGAAGCCCGTATCGAGGCGGTGCTTTCTAAACATGAACTGTTTTACAACAAGAGCGAAGTATGGATCGCCAGTGAGGGTCTGTACGAGGTGCTTTATGAATTGGAGGTTTAACTATGCCTGATAAGAACAATAAGGTCAAATTCAACCTTAAAAATGCACACTACGCCCTGCTGACGATTGCAGAGGACGGAGCAGTGTCTTACGCTGCACCGACCCCGATGCCCGGTTCCGTATCCATTTCTCTGGATGCAAATGGCGAGCCGGAGAACTTCTATGCAGACGGTGTGGCCTACTATGTCATCAATAACAACATGGGTTATGACGGCGATCTGGAGCTTGCCATGATCCCAGAGAGTTTTCGGACGGATGTTCTGAAGGAAAAGCTAGATGCCAAGGGTGTCCTCATCGAGAACTCCGAGGTCGAGCTGGCATCCTTCGCCCTTCTTTTCGAGTTCGACGGTGACCAGAAACACATCCGCCATGTGCTGTATAACTGCTCCGCATCCCGTCCGGGCATCGAGGGCAAGACCAATGAGGACAGCAAGGAAGTACAGACGGAAACGTTGACCATCAAGGCCACGCCGCTTGCAAATGGTATGGTCAAGGCCAAGACTGGTAACACCACGGATGCCACGGTCTACAATGACTGGTACAAATCTGTGTATATGCCGACTGCTGAGGCACAGGCCGCAGTTCAGTCTGCAGCTAAGTCTGCTTCTACGAAGTCCGGCTCTTAAGTGAGGAGGTAAAGGATCATGGGAATGACGAAGAAAATCAATATTGATGGCAAGGATGTGATGTTTAAGGCGAGTGCGGCGATTCCCCGTATCTATCGCCTGAAATTCCATCGTGATATTTACAAAGACCTCCGTGATTTGGAGAAGGCTGTGGATTCCTCCAGCGAGGAGCAGTCCAGCCTTGACCTTTTCTCTCTGGAGATGTTCGAAAACATCGCCTTTGTCATGGCGAAACACGCAGACCCCGCGGCTGTGCCGGACTCCCCGGAAGATTGGCTGGACGAGTTTAACACCTTCTCCATCTACCAGGTCTTGCCGGAGATTATCGAACTTTGGGGTCTGAATGTGCAGTCTGAGGTCGAGTCTAAAAAAAACTTCGCAAAAGTGAGCGCGAAATGACAACGCCGCTGTTCCTTTTGCGGTGTGTACAGCTTGGCATCTCTATCCGTGACCTGGACCTGCTTTCGATAGGTCTGGTGAATGATATGTATGCTGAGAGCAGCAATGACGATTACAAATATCCGCAGCTTGCCAGCCAGGAGGATATGGACAGATTCTAAGGAGGTGACCTTGCGTGGCAAACCGTATCAAAGGCATCACGGTTGAGATCAACGGTGATACTACCGGGCTTACCAAGGCCCTCGCAAATGTAAACAAAGAAATCAAGTCCACGCAGTCCCAGCTTAAGGATGTAGAAAAACTTCTGAAACTGGACCCTGGCAATACAGAGCTGTTGGCCCAGAAGCATAAGCTACTCGGACAAGCTGTGGAGGAGACGAAGAACAAACTCCAGACTCTGAAAACCGCCCAGGAACAGGCAAACGAAGCT